ACAAGAGCCTAGAGTTATTGCGCCTTAGCTTGGACGTGTCTGCTGGTAGCGGCATCGAGCTAATCGGAGTTACACAGGACATCTCAAATGCTTACGTGGGCAACACACGAAGCCTTCGCAAGTACAATTTAGGACTTACACAGGCAGAACTCAAGACCGCTAGTTTCACAAAGGTGCAGGAGCGTCTCAACGCACAGTTCTCTGGGGCTAACGCAGCCTACCTAGATACCTATGCGGGCAAGATGCAAATCCTTACAGAAGCAGCAGGTAACGCGCAGGAGCGCCTTGGTGGAGCAATCATCGACTTTGGCATGGCTCTAAGCGGTTCATCTAGCTTGGATGATCTCATCAGCAAGATTGACACCCTGACAGATAAGACAGTTGGATTCCTAGATAGAATCACAGAAGGCGTTAGAATTCTTAACGCTATCCGCAACAGTTCTCTTAACACTATCCAGAAGAACATTCAGGATGCTCAAGTAGAAGAGTTTAACCGCCGTATGCGCCGAGATTATATGAAGGCATGGGATGGCGTTAATATCCCACAGAGTTCAACTCAAATGGCAGCAGCGGCTAAGGCAGAGGCAGCAGCTAAGAAGCGCGCCGCCGAGTTGCTTAAGTCACAACAGAAGAACACAGCAGAATTGAAAAAGCAAAACAGCCTTAAAAAGACAGGCACTCTTTTCGACCAAACACAGATTCAGATTATTGCAGCGTTAAAGGGCAAAGTCTCGGCTGATGATCGTAAGCGCCTCGAATTGCAACTGGCTTTGGCTACCGAGAACGTATCAGAGGTCGAAAGACTAGGAAAACAATTAGCCATTTCTCAAGGCTTAGGCGAGGACTTGGCTAAGTTCTTAACCACTCTTCCATCTGCTAAGAATCCCTTTGAGGCATGGAAAGGCTTTCTTGATGGTCTAGAGGCGCAAGCTGCCCGTATTGCTAACATGAAGCCACAGATGGGTAACTTCCAGTACACAGTACCAACTGGCAACTTTACTTACGGACAGGGCAACCCGCTTAACACAGATGTATTCGTTGATCCGAGAGGAGCTGGTGGGGCTGGTGGCTCTACAGTCGTGGTCAATGTCGCTGGTTCGGTTACTACATCCCAAAACCTTATTGACGAGATTCGCGGCGGGCTCAACGTAGCTGCACTCTCGGGCTCATCCGCTAACGTAGAACGCAGAATCGGCGGCTGGTAATGTCATTACCTGCAACCATAAACGTATCCTTCGACTTTTCAAGCGGAGCAACCTTTGGTACAGGCTTTGTCATTGGAGACCCAACCTACGGAGTAATTGGCGTTAGCCGCTTTGGTACGGATGAGACACTCATCCCAGTAGTTGATCTAACTCCTAACGTTTACAACATCTCTATAAACAGAGGGCGCAACATTATGCGCGATACCTACGAGGCTGGCAACGCCACAATCCGAGTATTAGACCCTAACTCTGACTTTAACCCACAAAACACAGCATCGCCTTACTTTGGCAAACTAGCACCTCTTCGCAAGATTCGTGTATCTGCTACAACTGCCACTACAAGCTCATGGCTCTTTAGCGGTTATGTGCAGGACTACAAGTACACCTACCCACAAGGGCAAGAGACTGGCTATGTGGACATCATTGCTACAGATGCCTTTCGCCTATTCAACATGGCTAACGTGCAGACCATCCCAGACACAGCAGCAGGGCAGGACACAGGCACACGCATAGGCAAGATTCTGGATTACATCGAGTTTCCTTCTTCCATGACGCAGATTTCGACAGGGCTTAGCACCTGTATTGCTGATCCTGCTACAGCCCGCACAAGCCTAGAAGCCATGAAGAACGCAGAGTTCTCCGAGGGCATGGGCGCTTTCTATATGGATGCTGAAGGTACTGCCGTCTTTAAGAACCGCACCGAGGTAGTCCAGTCAATTGGCACAACTGCCACTCAGTTCAACCAGACCACAGGTATCCCTTACAAAAACCTACAGTTCGCCTTCGATGACAAGCTCATCATTAACGATGTGACCTTTACCCGCTATGGCGGTGGCACAACGCAGGAAGTATTCGATAACGACTCAATTGCCAAGTACTTCCCGCACAGCCTTAATCGCCCTGACCTAGTGGCAGAGACAGACGATATTGTCTTGAATGTGGCGCGTGAGTATGTGGCTACCCGCAAGGAGACCACCATCCGCATAGACGCGATGACTGTGGACTTACTGGATACAGCAGTACCAACAGATACCATGATTGAGCTTGAGTTCTTTGACAATGTAGAGATAACCAATGTCCAGCCTGATGGCTCGAGCATTGTGAAGACTTTGCAGGTTCAAGGGCTAAAGTGGGACATCACCCCAAACCGCATGACATGTACAGTTACAACACTTGAAAGTATTGCTGACGGCTTCATCTTTAACAGCAGTCTTTTTGGTATAATCGGCACATCAACTTTGAGTTATTAGGAGCATAATGGCAACCTTTCCAGTCACAACAGGAGACGTATTAACCGCGGCTACCTATAACAGCCTTCCAACCTTTACAGTCGGCACAGCCAATACAGCGGACTACACAGCCGTCCTAGCGGATCAGTACCAAGTTCTAGAGATTATGGACAAAGCAACTGCAATCGCTTTCAAGATTCCTACCAATGCAAACGTAGCCTTCCCAGTAGGCACAGCAATCACAGTCCTCAACATCGGCGTAGGAGTCTGCACAATCAGCGCGGTCACATCAGGCACAACCACAATTCTTTCTGCTGGAGCAACAGCAGCAGCACCAACCATTGCACAGTACAAGTCTGCCGTCTGCATTAAGACAGCAACCGACACATGGTATGTGGTAGGCGCAATTGCTTAATCAGATAGCAGCCATTCATGGGGTGGGCGCTCCAGCCGCCTTTTCACCTTTAGACTTGCCCAACCTTAAGGCTTGGTATGACGCTTCGGACACCTCAAGCATTTCGGTGACTAGCACTAAGGTCACGCAATGGAATGATAAATCTGGAAACGCTTACCACCTTACGCAAGGCACAGATGCCTACCGCCCTAATTCTGGTACTCGTACAGTCAATAGTCTTAACGCGATTGACTACAACACAAACACAGACACGCTTATAGCCAGTACAGCTTCTAATTGGAAGTTTATGAATGATGCAACTGGTTCAACCGCTTTTGTGGTGTATAAATTAGATGCCACACCAACAGCCGACCCATATGTGTTTCTATACACTCGAGGCGGCAGCTTAAACTCAGGACCTGGCTATGCTTTTCAAGCTCAAACAACTAGCAAAATGCTTCACGCTGTCAATATAACTAATACTAATATTTGCATTAATATTTCGACTTCTACTATGTCCACTAGCACAGTTGCTTGGACAGTCTTGTCTGACCCAAATAACGCAACAGCCGCCAACAAATCAGATTGGCGTAAAAATACGGGCAGCGCAGAAAAAAACAATGTCACAACTGGTACGCCAGCCGATGCAAATCCCGTCTCACCTTTACGCGTAGGAGATTACGAAGAAGGTGGACAATTAAGCATAGATGGGTTGCTCTGCGAAATAGTTATTTGTAGCGGGCTACTGGGCGCAAGCGATATTACCGAAACGCAAGATTACTTGATAGCAAAGTGGGGAATCTAATGTGGTACGAATGGGATTCACTAGAAGCGTTTAACGTTTGGCACGAAGCTCTTAAGCAATCGCTGGGCTATCCCCTGATTTCAACAAACCAAGCAACAGGTTTACCTGATCCAGATGCTCAAATCACAGAAAACTATACTTCTGCTATTGAGGTTCAAGGTAAGTTTATTGCCCTTGTGGAAGAAAACTACGCAGAAGGATTAACTTCAACCGCATTAAGGTTGCCTAGACCTTCGGACTTGGCATGAGTTCTCAATCAGCAAAACCTTTAGACGAAAACTTCTACACTTGGGATAAGGACAGCAACAAATGGCTATTCAATCCTCTGATGCAAGAATGACTCCAAAGCTTTGCAAAGCAGGGCAGCAACTAAGGGAGCAGCTCGATGATAGTTACCCAGACCGCGATAGAACCTCGGACGGCTGGATTGGCGATGTACGTCATTCGGCACGTCCTTCTGACCACAATCCTGATGCAGCGGGCATCGTCCGAGCCATTGACATTGACAGGGATTTATCTGGGAAGGCAAAGCCAGACCTCATGCCTGACTTTGCAGATCAGATTCGACTTGCAGGCAAACGTGGAGATAAGAGAATCTCTTACATCATCTTCGCAGGGCGCATTGCTTCCTCTCGCATGGGGTGGCGTTGGCGGAAGTATTCGGGAATTAACCAGCACACTAAGCATTGCCATATTTCTTTCACTAAGAAGGGCGATTCAGATGATTCGTTCTTTAATATCCCAATGATAGGCGGCACAGCATGAACATGAAGAATCCAGCAATCCTGACAGCAGGTGCTTTTCTAGCAGCGTGGGGTGCATCTAACTTTGCACTCGACTATCGCTCAATCCTTTGGGCTGTCCTAGCGGGCGTATTCGGATACGCAACTCCTAAGCGATGAGCCCAGCAGACCTCGCAGCTTGGGCTGTAGGAATTGTTACAGTCCTTGGCGGCTTGGCTGCTTACACGCAGTTCATGATTAAACATTACCTAGCAGAGTTAAAACCTAACGGCGGCTCATCTATCAAGGATCAGGTCAATCGCCTTGAAGCGCGTGTCGAAACCATAATTGAGTTGTTAGGTAAGTAACACTTTACCTATGGCTAAGAAGAAGGTCATAGACCTAGACACTTACAACGCGTTAGATCAGTACGCCATTTCCATGCATGAGTTCTACAAGGCGCTACGCAGAGCAGGTTTCGCGGTGGATATGTGCCTAGCCATAATTGTAGAACGTAGCGCATACCCTGATTGGGTTCTGCCAGAGCTGCCTAATCGCATAGACAATATCCCCTACGAAGATGAGGATGACGATTAAGATACTTGTGATTCCAGACATGCAGATTCCTCTGCATGATGAGCATGTCACCAACAATTTAATCCGTTTTGCTCGTACGTTCAAGGCTGATAAGACAGTAACCCTTGGCGATGAAATGGATATGACCGAGCTTGGGCGTTGGAGCGAGGGCAAAGCCGAGTGGTTCGCCCAGACTCTAGGAGACAACCGAGACCTTACAGTCGAGACTCTGTGGGAACTAGGCGTGACGGACATGATCCGTAGCAATCACACAGACCGCTTGTATAACCAGATAAGCAGCAAGATTCCAGCCCTAGGAGCTTTGCCTGAGTTGCGCTTCGAGAAGTTTTTAAAGCTCGATGAACTAGGCATCAAGTTCTGGCGTGATGAAATGCCTATTGCGCCTAATTGGATAGCAGTCCATGGAGACCATACCCCTATCAAGCCACAAGGCGGTCTCTCAGCCCTTGAGGGGGCTCGTAGGCGAGGCAAAAATACTATTTCGGGTCACACACACAGGGCGGGCAGGTCATCGTTCTCAGAGGCTTCTGGGGGGCGTATAGGGCGTGTGCTGCATGGTGTAGAAAGCGGGCATATCATGGATGTGTCTCGTGCGTCTTATACCCATGGGGTAATGAACTGGCAGCAAGCGTTTTCTATTATCTATGTAAAGAATAAGAACGTCCAAGTGGACTTAATCTACATAGAAAAGAACGGCACTTTCATGGTGAACGGCAAGGTCTATGGACGGGTTCGCTAGTCCAGTCTTTGAGGATGAGAATCCTGCTGAAATCGTTATAAGACTGTTATCTAAATCTGGGGGCTGTCGCATCCATCTGATGTAATACTTCTGCTGTCTCCGAGATACGGGGCAGAAGGGCTAAATATGACAGTATTACAGTTAATCATTCTAGGCGTAGCAGTCGGATCGTTTGCTATAGGTCGCTACTCTGGATACCACGATGGCTACGTTAAGGGGCGCATAGCAGTTCGCCGCTATTACGAGTCACTAGAGCGGGTGAGTCGATGAATGCTAGAGACTACCTCAACGAAGCGAGAGCTACTATCCAAGACCGAGGACTTGATTACGGACACCCTAGCGACAATATGCAAAGGACAGCCGCACTCTGGGCTTCATACCTCGAAATGCCCATTACTGATTATCAGGTGGCGATGTGTATGGCATTGGTCAAAATCGCAAGAAGCATGGAAACTGCAAAGCCAGACACTTACATCGACCTTGCGGCGTACGTTGCCATAGCAGGGCAACTACATACAGAGGAGAACGAACTCTATGTTTAACCTAGAAGATTACGAGACAGTTGAGGAACGCCTAGTCAAGTTCTGGAAGGATCACCCAGATGGACAAATCCATACCAAAGTTATTGAAGCAAGTGCCAGCCGTTTTATTGTTGAGGCTTCTATCTATCGCACAGAGGCAGACCTTCGCCCTTGGACAAATGGTCTGGCAGAAGAAACAGTTCAAGGTCGCGGAGTTAATGCTACGAGTGCCTTGGAAAATTGTGAAACTTCAGCTATTGGCAGAGCGTTGGCTAACGCAGGATATGCGACAAAAGGAAAGCGCGCTTCACGCGAGGAAATGGGTAAGGTAAAGGCTAAGGT